TTGCATCTACTGTATCGTTGTCTTCGGAGGCGAAGCACAAGGTCATCATCATTGACGAAGCAGATAACACAACATCCGATGTACAACTCTTACTTAGAGCAAGTATCGAAGAATTCTCAAACAACTGTAGATTCATCTTTACCTGTAACTACAAGAACAAAATCATTGAACCCCTCCATTCAAGATGCTCCGTCATCGAGTTCTCAATCACAGGAAAACAAAAACCAGCAATCGCTGGACAATTCTTCAAACGACTTGTATCCATCTTGGACGACGAGCGGATTGAAGCTGATAAGAAAGTCCTCGCAGAACTCATCAATAAACACTTCCCCGATTGGAGAAGAGTCCTCAATGAATGTCAACGATATTCCGTTGGAGGAAAAATAGATTCTGCAATTCTTGCAACCTTTGGGGATGTAAGAACTGAGGATTTAGTAAAAAACTTAAAGGTTAAGAATTTTACGGAAGTCCGTAAATGGGTAGTCCAGAATCTGGATAATGATCCTGCTCTTATCCTTAGGAGAATCTACGATTGTATGTACGGTTCTCTAGTACCAAGCAGCATACCTGCAGCCGTGCTGATTATTGCAAAGTATCAATATCAGATAGCGTTTGTTGCTGATCAAGAGATCAATCTTTTAGCGGCTTTAACTGAACTAATGTGTGAATGCGAATTCAAATGACTGAAGCAAGACCAAGAAATGAAATGAACGTAAAGATCGTTCGTTTAAGTACATCTGAAGATGTTATAGCAGATGTGGTAGATGTTAATGATTCTACTGTAACCTTCCGTGGTGCAATTGTTGCTGTCCCAACTAAGGATGGTAATATTGGATTTGCCTCATGGTGTCCTCTTCTCAGTAGTCCTGTAGAAGATATTACTGTTAAACAGGAACATGTAATTTATGTTGCTGATCCTGCAGAACAAGTAGTGGATCATTATAAAAATCAATTTAGTAAGATTGTCCAACCAGATAGTGTACAAGACGGTATTATTGTTCCCTAATGATTGACATTAACCTTTGTGATTTGAGCAATTTCTTTGGATGTGTTCAGGCAACTAATACTCCAGAGTTAAAAACTAATGCCTTCCGTCCTCTTAGGACTTATCTTCAAGAGAAGTCTTTTGAGAAGTGGTCTGGTAATCAACTAACATATGTTGGAGACCATGAAGATGGTAAGGATTTTTATGACACCAATGGTGTTCCTTATGAAATGAAAGGTAGTCTTGGACTTTTTAATAAGAATGGTTCTTGTAAGAGAGTTGTTCTGATTAATAAAAGACCAGGTCAAAAGAAGAACAATGAATTGAAAAGAGAAGATCTTAAAAAGACATTTGAGTATATGCTTTTGGTAGATACTAAAAAGATGTCTATAGGTGTTACGACGTGGGATATTGTATATTCCAGAGCGGAGTGTGACGGTGCAGGTGCAACGTTTAAACTTCTGGAAGGAGATTATACAATGCTTGCTGAAGGAATTGAACCTAGTGATAAGGAGATAACTGCTAGAGAACTTTTAAATTCTCTAGAGACTATTCTCTAAATAATTATAGAAGAATTTTTATTATGCCATTACACCAACACAAAAAAGATCAGGTGTTTAATCTTAAAGGATCTGATAAATTATTAAAAACACCCTTAAGATATCCTGGTGGCAAGTCTCGTGCTTGTGCTAAGATGGATAATTTTTTACCTAACTTGGATCAGGGTAGTAGGTATAAACAGTATCGTGAACCATTTCTTGGTGGAGGATCTTTTGCTCTTCATATTACAAAGAAGTATCCACATCTAGAGATTTGGGTTAATGATGCATATGAACCTCTTGCTAACTTCTGGCAACAGTTGAAAGCAGATGGTGCAGAAATGAAAAAGAGATTAGTTAAACTTAAAAATGCTAATAAGACTGAGGAAAAGGCAAAGGAATTATTTTTAAAAGCAAAGGAGGATTTGTATGACAAAGAAGCTACCCCCTTGGACAGGGCAGTTAATTTTTATATTATCAATAAGTGCTCTTTTAGTGGTTTGTCTGAGTCCTCGTCCTTCAGTGCTCAGGCAAGCAAATCCAACTTTACCCTTGCTGGAATTAAAAGATTAGATGATTATCAAGAACTAATTAAGTTTTGGAGAATAACTAATAAGGATTATAAAGAGTTAATGTTTGAAGGTGGTGATTGTTTTATGTACTTAGATCCTCCTTATGATATTAAGGATAACTTATATGGTAAGAAGGGTGGAATGCATAAGAATTTTGATCATGACGAGTTTGCTGATGCATGTTGTAGAACTACTGCTCATCAATTAATATCTTACAATAGTAGTGAGTTGGTTAAGAGTCGGTTTGATAATGAATGGCAAGCACAAGAGTATGATCTAACATATACTATGAGATCTACTAATGATTATAAAGAAGATCAGAAGAAAAGAAAAGAACTTCTTTTATTCAATTATGAACGTGGACTGATATCTATTCTACAGGAACAAAAGGGACAAGAAGAGATAATGTGGAAGAAAGAAGCAGAGTCAAAATCTGCAATTCCAATTTCTCCTAAAACTCTTGCTGAAGCAGAAACACTTATTAAATCGGATATTGAGTAATGAATTGTTGGCATTGTAATACTGAACTGATCTGGGGATCAGATTTTGATGGTGAAGACTATGGATGTGAAGACATCGCAATAGTTACCAATCTATCATGCCCTAAATGTAAATCTATTGTAGAGGTTTATTTACCAAAGGACACTGAACAATGAAATGTAGAGTACAATTATACGTTGCTGGACAACTCTTTAATGAAGATGTCCACGCAAGAGATTACCAAGAGGCAAAAAAAGTTGCCTTAGCACGTAATCCTAATGCTACAGTCGTTAGCGTTAATGCAATTTTCGGAGAATCATTTCAACTAGACCAATGAAAACTGAATTGAAGGAATGGTTAAATTCTATTAACCAAACCAAGGAGAATCTTACAGAAGATCCTAATGTGATTAAAGATTATCCTCCTTATATTATTAATAAGTGCCTATCTGCACACCTAGATTGCATACTCTTTGCTAATGAAATGAACAAATATCCTGCTTTAGACAAGGATATGCAATATAGTTTTTATCTAAATAGTCTCAGGAAACGGAAGAGATTCTCTCCGTGGATGCGAAAAGATAAGATTAGTAACCTTGACCTTGTTAAACAATACTATGGATATAGTAATGAAAAAGCAATGCAAGCGTTGAATATTTTATCAAAGCAACAACTCGAATTTATTAAACAACGACTTGACATTGGAGGAGTGGCGTGACTACTAGCACTATTGAACCACAAGTTAACTGGAAACCTGAGATGATGGTGGAGGTTATGCTTAACGAACCAGATGATTTCTTAAAAGTCCGTGAGACTTTAACAAGAATTGGAGTAGCATCTAGGAAAGAGAAGAAGTTATATCAATCTTGCCACATTCTTCATAAGCAAGGTAGATATTATATTACTCACTTCAAAGAATTATTTGCATTAGATGGCAAGCATGCCAACCTTACTGTTAACGATGTTCAGCGTCGGAACCGTATCGCTCGCTTGCTTTCTGATTGGGGATTGATATCTGTAGTTAATGCAGAGTCTATAGTAGATGTTGCACCTTTGAACCAAATTAAGGTGTTGGCATACAAAGATAAGAACGATTGGATCCTGGAACAAAAATATAACATCGGTTCTAAGAAAAAAGTGGAGGCTTCTGAATAGATAGGTTATAATACTTTTATCTAATCATAAGATATGTCTCTACTTAATAATGGTATCAATGATCGTCTATACTACACTCTAGGTAAACGACCCGACAATGCTAGTAAGCATGATTTCTATATGGCACTTTGTTATGCTGTAAGAGATCAGATGATGTCATACTGGTTAAATAACCAACAGTCTAACGAAAAGGAAGTTGCTTATTTATCCGCAGAGTTTTTAATTGGACCACAACTTAATAACAATCTTTTAAACCTAGGTCTTAAAAAGGATGCAGAAGAAGCACTAGCAGAGTATGATCAGTGCTTGGATAAGATCCTTGATTGTGCAGAGGAACCTGGACTAGGTAATGGTGGTTTAGGTCGTCTTGCAGCGTGTTATATGGAGTCCTTAGCGACTTTAAAGATACCTTCCACTGGATATGGTATTAGATATAAGTATGGTATTTTTAAACAGGTAGTTAGAGATAATCAACAAATAGAGATTACAGATAATTGGTTGCATGGAGATTGGCCTTGGGAATTATCTTATCCAGATGAATCTGTTCATGTTGGGTTTGGTGGTAGAGTAGAGAATTATGTATCAGATCATAATAACTATAGATGTCGTTGGGTTCCTGAAGAGCAGGTAGTTGCTGTACCCTATGATGTATTGCAGTTAGGATATAGAGTTAACAGTTGTAATAGGATTAGACTTTGGAGAGCAGATGCTACAGATGTATTTGACTTCTATGCATTTAATATTGGAGACTATCTTGGTTCAGTAGAACAGAGTGTGTCTTCTGAAACTATCTCCAAGGTATTGTATCCTAATGATGGTACAGATCAAGGTAAGAAACTTAGATTAAAACAACAATACTTCTTTGTAAGTGCTTCTCTTCAAGATATGTTTAATAGTCTTGATAGGAGAGGTATTCCTATTGAGAATTTTGCAGAGCATTATCAAGTACAATTAAATGATACTCATCCATCTGTTGCTGTTGCAGAGTTGATGAGACTTCTTGTAGATGTTAGACATTTAGAGTGGGAAGATGCATGGGAGATAACCCATGCTGCTATAGCATATACAAACCATACTCTTCTTCCAGAGGCATTAGAGAAGTGGGATCTTAGACTCTTTAAGTCTCTACTGCCACGTCATATGGAGATCATCTATGAGATTAATCGTAGGTTCCTTAATGCTGTTCGTATAAAGTATCCTGCTGATGAATCAATGTTAGCAAAGATGTCTATTATTGATGAGCATGGTAATAAGTCAGTTCGTATGGCACATCTTGCTACTGTTGGTTCTCATCATGTTAATGGTGTTGCAGCGTTACATTCTGATCTTATTAAGAAACAATTGATGCCAGAGTTTTATGATATGTGGCCCCATAAGTTTACTAATGTAACTAATGGTGTTACTCCACGTAGATGGTTGGCATCATGTAATCCAAATCTTGCAACTGTTCTAACTGAAGCAGTTGGTTCGGATTGGGTTACTAATATGGATTTACTAAACCAACTAGATGTTGATGATAAGAATCTTTTAGATAAGTTTGCAGAGACCAAGATAATTGGTAAACATCATCTTGCAACTTATATCTTTAACAATCTTGGAATCTGTGTAGATCCTAGTAGTATGTTTGATGTACACGTTAAACGTATACATGAATATAAGAGACAACATTTACTTGCATTGCAAGTAGTTGCTCAGTATCTTAGAATCAAAAACGGAAAGGACTTCGTTCCTCGCACAGTAATATTTGGGGGTAAAGCAGCACCTGGATATTATATGGCAAAATTAATCATTCAATTTATTAATCGCATTGCAGAAACAATCAATGCAGATCCAGATATGGATGGTAAGTTACGTGTAGTATTCTTACCAAACTATAGTGTTAAATTGGGTGAGAAGGTATATCCTGCTGCTGACTTATCAGAACAAATCTCTACTGCTGGTAAGGAAGCATCAGGTACAGGTAATATGAAGTTCCAAATGAATGGTGCTTTAACCATCGGTACTCTTGATGGTGCAAATGTAGAGATACTTGATCTTGTAGGCAAAGAGAACTTCTTCTTGTTTGGTAAAAATGAAGAAGAGATTAGTGATCTTTGGAGACATGGTTATAACCCACAAGATCATATGTGTCCAGAGTTATGGGAAGCAGTTAATCTCATACAAGGTGGACACTTTACTCATGGTGATAAAGAAGTATTCAAACCATTAATGGATAATCTTTTGCATCATGATCCCTTCTGTGTCATGGCAGATTTTAATGATTACATTGCTGCTCAAGATCGTGTAAGTGATGCATGGAGGGACAAGGATAATTGGAATCGTATGGCGGTTATCAACACCGCAAGGTCTGGTTTCTTCTCTTCTGATAGATCTATTACGGATTACTGTACTAAAATTTGGGGTATTCCGACCTAGCTATTTTAAGCATCTGTGGTTAAATATTAGTGTCGCCGAAAGGGACATCAAAACACAAACTCGCTTAATAAGGAGCTAAGAACAATGGGCACACTAGCACGTTATCACGCAGCTAATCTTCCAGAACTATTTGAGAAGATTACACGGAACAGTATTGGTATGGATGATTATCTCAATCAATTTTGGGATAGTCCTACAACAAACTCTAATTATCCACCTTACAATCTAATTCAGGTGAATAATGTCGAATCGAGACTTGAAATCGCCCTTGCGGGGTTTAAGAAAAATGAAGTCAAAGTCTATACGGAGTTTGGAAAATTATATGTCGAAGGCATCAAGGAAGACAAGGAGACAGATGCAACGTTTGTCCATAAAGGATTGGCCAGCAGGTCTTTCACTAGGGTCTGGCAAATCACAGATGATACCGAAGTACGAGATGTACGATTCGGAGACGGATTATTGGTAGTTGAACTTGGTAAGGTGGTTCCAGAGCATCATGCTCGTAAGGACTTCCTATAAATATAATTGAATATCGTCGCCGTGTTATGGGGTGTACTGGCAAAATCCAGTTGACACCCCATTTTATTGGCTATATAATAATCACAAAGACATACTGCTATGATTAAATTAGGTGTCATAAAGACTGGAGAGCAAATAATTGCCAAGGTTGAAGAGATGATACTAGAAGATAAAGTTGTTGGATACTTCTTTATTAGACCTTGCATTGTAAATACTTCAGAACCTGTTATTAGTAAGGGTGAAGATGGAGATGCTAAAGGTGCATCTTTCGATATTAGATTATCTCCGTGGATTCCATTAGGTAAAGGAACTAGATTCCCAGTACCTTTGGATTGGATTGTAACTTTTATTGATCCTGTCGATGAGTTACATCAAATGTATACAAGAGATATTCTTCAAGAAACTGAAGAGACTCAAGAACAAACTGTAGTTTTAACCGATGAATGTGAGGATTGTTAAATGGCAGAAGAACTTAAACCACAAGTAATTGTATTCCACACTGGTGGAACAGTTATATCTAAGATAGAAGAGGTTGGAGCAGATATTGGGGAACCAGATTGTAAGTTGATTGAACCTTTTAATCTCATACCTCAATCTAATGGCAATGCAACATTAGAACCTTGGTTAGGAGAATTAACAAGTCAGAATGAATTTATGATTTCTTCTGAAAAAATCTTGACTATTGCAGAACCTCTTGGTAAAATACTAGACGTATATAACAGTTTGACAAAGTAAATGAGGTTCTATACGAACGTTCAGATGGTTGGGGACAACTTCTTGGTTCGTGGTTACGAAGATGGAAAACACTTCGCAACCCGTGAGAAGTTTTACCCAACCCTTTTTGTTGAGTCCCCTAAGAAGAAGACTAACTATAGGACTCTTGAGGGTTTGCAGGTAGCACCTGTTAAACCTGGAACTGTTCGTGAGACAAGAGAATTTATAAAGAAGTACGAACCTGTACCAGGTTTTGATGTATATGGTAATGAGAGATTTATTTACCAGTATATCTCAGAGAAATATCCTGAAGATGAATTGAAGTTTGATATTAGTAAAGTTAAACTGGTTACGATTGATATTGAGGTTGCTTCTGAACAGGGATTCCCTGATGTAGAATCTGCTGCTGAAGAGATTCTTCTTATAACAGTTCAGGATTATACTACTAAAGAGATTATTACTTGGGGTAATGGTCCTTTTAAAACTCATAAAGATAATCTATATTACAAGCAATTTAATAATGAGTATGATCTACTAAATGATTTTATTAATTGGTGGATGATAGAGGAGAATACTCCAGAGGTTATTACTGGATGGAATAGTAAGTTGTATGATATTCCATATATTGTTCGTAGGATAGAACGTATTCTTGGTGAGAAATTAATGAAGCGTATGTCACCTTGGGGATTGGTGACGGAGGATGAAGTTTACATTGCTGGTAGAAAACAAATTGCATATGATATTGGTGGTATATCACAGTTAGATTATCTTGATCTTTATAAGAAGTTTACTTATAAGGCACAGGAGTCTTATAGGTTGGATTATATTGCTAGTGTAGAACTTGGTCAGAAGAAGTTAGACCATAGTGAATTCGACACATTTAAAGACTTCTATACAAAGGGGTGGAAAAAATTCGTAGAGTATAATATAATTGACGTGGAACTTGTTGACCGTATGGAAGGCAAGATGAAATTGATCGAACTCGCACTCACTATGGCATATGAAGCCAAGGTGAATTACGAAGATGTTTTTTA